GTTCAGGACGGTTCGGTGTGGGAAGTAGTGACTAATTGAAAAACCTAAATAAACGGACATTTCCGAATTCCTCTTATCAGGAGTAGACCCTCATGACATTTCAAGTATCTCCCGGCGTAAACACTTCCGAAATTGACCTAACGACAGTAATTCCTGCCGTTTCGACCTCTTCCGGTGCTGTTGCAGGACCGTTCGATTGGGGTCCGGTCGATACCGTTCGCCAAGTCTCTAACGAGAATGAACTGGTATCCACCTTCGGAAAGCCATCCACGAATACCGCAAACACCTTCTTCACAGGTGCGAACTTCCTTGCCTACGCAAGCGACCTCCGTGTTATCCGCTCGGCTAACACCGGTTCGAACAACGCTCTGGCAAACGTAGACTCGGCATCCCTCGACGCAGGCAAGTATTGCCCTAACGAGGAAACCTTCGAAGCACAGGCTGCTCTCAACACCATCGCAAACCATGTTGTGATGGCACGCTATCCCGGCGCATTGGGCAACTCGCTCAAGGTCAGCCTCCTAGCAAACACGTCATTTGGTTCGTGGGCATACCAGTCCTTGTTCGACAAGGCTCCCGGCACTTCCTACTTTGTGTCTAGCTCCTTCGGCAACGCAACGGCTAACGACGAATTGCACCTTGTCGTTGTTGACGAAGACGGCGCAATCTCTGGTGTCGCAAACACGGTTCTTGAGAAGTACAGCAATCTCTCCAAGGCAACCAACGTCAAGGACGAGTCCGGTGAGTCTCTGTACTGGAAGGATGTGGTCAACCGCAAGTCCAAGTACGTCTACATCGTCGGCGTTCCAGAAGATACGACCGGTGCCGTTATTGACAATGGCAACCTGACCCTCCCTGCTTCTTGGGGCGTACCTGCAATGGCAAACTCCGCATTTGCAACCACGGTTAACACAAACGTCAATGGTGGTAACGTGTTCTCGCTCGCAGGTGGTGTCACTGTTACGCCAACCGCTGCGGACATTATCCGCAGCTACGACCAGATTGAACAGGCTGAAAAGGTCGATGTTCAGTTGGTCATGCTCGGCGGCGCAAACGCTGCAATCTGCATCGACGTGATTGGCACGGTTGAGTCTCGTAAGGACTGCGTGGCGTTCATTTCGCCTCCGCTTGCAAACACTCAGGCAGCAGACCCAACAACGTCTGTCGTTGACTGGCGTAACAACGCACTTGCTAACCTCTCGTCTTCTTACGCAGTAATGGACTCGGGTTGGAAGTATCAGTACGACAAGTACAACGATGTGTACCGTTGGGTACCTCTAAACGGCGATATCGCCGGTCTATGCGCACGCACGGATACCGACCGCGACCCATGGTTCTCGCCTGCCGGTCTTACTCGCGGACAAATCAAGAACATCGTTAAGTTGTCTTACAACCCAACGAAGGCACAGCGCGATACGCTTTACAAGGCTGCTATCAACCCTGTGGTCTCGTTTACGGGTGAAGGCACGATGCTCTTCGGAGACAAGACGCTACTCGGTCGCCCATCGGCATTTGACCGCATCAACGTCCGTCGCCTCTTCATCGTCCTAGAAAAGAGCATCGCGAAGGCAGCACGTTCTAGCCTGTTTGAGTTCAACGATGAATTCACTCGCGCACAGTTCGTGAACCTTGTTGAGCCATTCCTGCGTACCGTTCAGGGTCGCCGTGGTATCTACGACTATCGCGTAGTCTGCGACGAAACCAACAACACCGCAGAAATCATTGACCGCAATGAATTCGTGGGCGATATCTACGTCAAGCCTGCTAAGAGCATCAACTTCATCCAGTTGAACTTCGTCGCAGTAAGAACGGGTGTCGCGTTCGAAGAAATCGTCGGCAAGTTCTGATAAATAGCTAACAGGCTCACAGGAGTAGAAACAGATGTTTAACGTAGACAATTTCAGAACAGCCATGCAGTTCGATGGTGCGCGTCCCAACCTCTTCGAAGTTGTGTTGCAGTTCCCATCCTTTGTGCAGCTAGGTAGCCAAGCAACGTCGCAGTCACGATTCTTCGTGAAGACGGCGCAGCTTCCCGGCAGCACGATTGGTGCGGTCACTGTACCATACTTCGGCAGAGAAGTTAAGGTCGCAGGCAACCGTACATTCCAAGACTGGACTGTTACGGTTATCAACGACGAAGACTTCACGATTCGCAACGCATTCGAACGTTGGCACCGTGGTATCAATGGCAACCAGACCAACCTTCGCGAGCCGGGTGCTGTCAGCACTTCGCCTCTCGCACCGGGAACGTCCTACGCTGTCGATGCAGAAGTGTACCAGTATTCGAAGGCAGGCGGAAAGCCTCTCAAGAAGTATCGTTTCGTCGGCATGTTCCCTAACGACCTAGCCGCAATCGACCTTGATTGGAGTTCGAACGACACCATCGAAGAGTTCACTGTTACGCTTTCGTACCAGTATTGGCTGTCTGACGATACGAAGTCTGCTGTTCCGCAGGCATCGGCTTAATTGAAATGAGGGAGCGGAATCTCTCCGCTCCCTCTTCCTTTGATATGGAGTAAAGCATGGCACAGCAAGGTTTTCAACTGTTTGGTTGGCAAATTTCTAGGACTGCGGATGAAGATACCGTAGAGTCCCAAGCACCCGCGATTGCGCCACCACAAACAGACGATGGCGCGTATGTCATCAATGCCGGTTCTCTCGGCGGCTATTACGGCACTTACCTCAACCTAGAATCCGCATTCAAGAACGAGAACGAGCTAATCTCTCGTTATCGCACGATGGCAATGCAGCCCGAAGTGGAAGCAGCCATTGATGAAATCGTCAATGAAGCAATCGTCCACGACAAGAAGGGTATGTCGGTTGAAATTATCCTTGATGAACTACAACAGACCGAAAGCATCAAGCAGATGTTGCGCGAAGAGTTCAAGTCTCTTCTACGCATGTTGGACTTCGACAACAACGGTCACGACATTTTCCGCAGATGGTATATCGACGGTCGCCTGTTCTATCAGGTACAGATTGACGAAGCCAATCCGCGCAACGGCATCATCGGACTCGTTTACCTAGACCCGCGCAAGACGCGCAAGATTCGTACTGTCATCAAGGACAAAGACCCTCGCACTGGCGTAGAGTTCGTCAAGGGCTACGCAGACTTCTACGTGTACAACGACAAGTCGATGACTGCCGGTAACATGGTCATGTCTTCGCCTGTCGATGCTTCCATGAAGATTGCCGAAGACGCAGTTGTGAACATCAACTCCGGTCTGATGGATGTGAGCCGTAACATGGTTCTGTCCTATCTACACAAGGCAATCAAGCCTCTAAACTCACTGCGCATGATTGAAGATGCGGTGGTTATCTACCGTCTATCGCGTGCGCCAGAACGCCGCGTGTTCTACATCGACGTTGGTAATCTGCCTAAGATGAAGGCAGACCAATACATGAACGATATCATGACGAAGTTCCGTAACAAGATTGTGTACGATGCTTCGACTGGCGAAGTCAAGGATGACCGTAAGTTCACGTCCATGATTGAAGACTTCTGGATTCCGCGCCGTGGTGAAGGTAAGTCTACCGAAATCACTACGCTGCCTGCGGGACAGAACCTCGGTCAGTTGGATGATGTGAAGTATTTCGAAGAGAAACTCTACAAGTCTCTCGGCGTGCCTATCTCACGTCTTGTTCCGCAGCAGGGCTTCTCGCTCGGTCGCAGCAACGAAATCACTCGCGAAGAGTTGAAGTTCAACAAGTTTGTCGAGCGTCTGCGTGCTAAGTTCACGCTGCTCTTTGATGAACTCATGAAGCGTCAGCTAGCTCTCAAGGGTATTGCGAGCTACGCCGAATGGGACCAGATTAAGGAATTCGTGTACTATGACTTCCTAGAAGACAACAACTTCTCGGAACTCAAGGACGCAGAACTCCTTAACAACCGCATCCAGACGCTCAATGTCGTCACTCCATACGTGGGTCTCTACTACTCAATGGAGTGGGTACGTAAGAACGTGCTTCACTTGTCTGAGGAAGAGATTGAGGAAATGGCTCTGCAAATCGAAGAAGAGCAGGAGCAGCAGATGGCGATTGCCGCTGCCGAAGCTGCAAAGCAACAGGTCATGGCATCCACTCAGGTACCGGTTCCCGGCATGGGTGGTGGCGGTGGCGGCGCACCACCGGGAGGAATGCCGCGATGAAATCGCTAAATACAGTTAGACCTCATGGAGTTACCAGAGTATGACCACAGCAAATCACCTAATCAATGCGCTCGCAGGCGAAGACCGCGACGGTGCTAACACTGCGTTCGACGCTGCTATTCAGGAGCGTATCGCGGACCATTTAGAGGTTCGTAAGGTTGAACTCGCATCGACCATCATGGACGATTTGCAGGAAGGTGCAGGCTCCACAGCCGCTCGCCAGTATATCCGTCAGGTCGCATCCATCGGTCGTGCCTATAAGACGAAGGATGGTAAGCAAACCCGTCGTACCATTCATCAGAGTGAACTCAAGGCTCATGCGGCTAAGAACGTAAAGAAGCTCGGCGCAGATACCGTCCAGTATCATGCAGACGTTATCAAGGCAGCGCGTGTTGGTGCCAAAGTCCGCGCTAAAGTCGATTCACTGAAAGAAGAAACTATCGTAGAAGGCGAACACACCGCAGCAAAAGAACTGGTGATGTACGCCGACAATGACTCACAGTTGTACCGCACTTCCCATCAGCCCATCGTGGCGAACCTCAAGAAGAAGGTCAAGAAGGGCGTGTACGACCACGAAAAGGCAACGAAGCTATGGGGCTACCATGCTGACCGTGCCGCACAGAAGTATGCCAAGGAACACGGCGATGGACAGCCATGGCACAAA